CGCGACGTAATCCGTGGTCACGGTTCCGTCGACCTTCACCTCGACGATCTCGTCGGGGCGCTCCCAGAGGGCGACACCCGTCTTCCCGCCGTCGGCGGTCTGCACGATGGTGCGGACCAGGACGGCGCCGACGATGTCCTCGATCACCTCGGTCGCGGCTGCGATGTGCAGGCGGAGGTCGTCCTCGCGCTGCGTCGCCTCCTGCGGGCGCCACCGCAGCGCGGCGACGGCCTCGTCGAAGCTGATGAGCGCGCGCGGGTCGACGGGCCAGACGTTCAGGACGTCCGAGTTCGTCGCGGTGGGTGATGCCCACCGGAGCCTGTACCGACCCGCCTGCGGGGTGGCGAGGGACGCCGCGTAGACGCCCGCCGTTTCCGTCACGGTCGGAGCCGACGTGGTCCCGTCGGGTGCCGTCGCGGTCAGAGTGACGGTCAGCCCGGTCGTTCCGGGGTTCCACGAGACGATCGTGGTGTCGCCGACGTCGACCATGTGGGTCTCCTATCGCTTCGAGCGGGGGCCGTGCTGGGTGGTGTCCCGCTTCGGGGCGGGTCGGGCGTCCTTCGGTGCGAGCTCGGCGAGGCGAGCGTCGACCTGCCGCACACGGTCTGTCAGGCCGCGGCGCTTGTAGCCCTCGCGCTCGAACTCGAGCGCCTCGACGTACTCGGCGCGCCGGCGCGCGGCAAACTCCTCGGGGGATTCCTTCGACACGATGACTCCTCGTCAGGTGGTTGGTTCCCCCGGGGCGGGGAGGCCGAAGCCAGTCCCCGCCCCGAGGGGGGTCGGATCAGAACGTCGGGAGGATGAGGCCCGTTCCGTTGATCTTCTGGGCGTGCGCGCGACGCTGGAACGTGTACGCGAAGTAGCCGTACACGACGAGGTCGATGCCGAGCTGCTTGGCCTTCGGCTGCTCCGCGCGGATGAGCACGGGCGCGTTCGGGTCCTCCCAGAGGTGGGCCTCGGTGCGCGAGACGAAGTAGATCTCGTCCTCGTTCGTGCCGAAGCTCGTGCCGATGTTGTTGTCGACGATCACCGGGGTGCCGTTCGGCAGGACGCCGCGGAAGCCCGCGCCGTACGTGGCGCCGAAGTTGGCACCACCCTGCTGCGCCTGCACACCCGGCTGGCCGAACAGCGGCCAGGTGGACGTGAGCTGCGACTGCAGCCAGTACCACCGACGGGAGTGCATGACGGCGACGACGTCACCGACGGCCTGGTCGAGCAGCGCCGCCTCGACGGCCGCGGGGGCCGCGAGGAGCTTCGGGTACAGCTCGGCCGCCGTGGGGGTGGCGTCGGTGTACGCGATCGCGGTGGCGACCGCCGACAGACCGGTGACGGCCTCGTTCAGCAGCTTCGAGTCGAGGTTGACGTGGTACGCCCGGATGAGGTCCTCGATCGTGGTGTCCTCGACGCCGACGCCGCGCTCCGATGCCTGACGCGAGAGCGTCTGCGAACCGGCAGCCGTCTTCACGTTGATGGTCAGGAGGGTGTCGTCGATGTCCGTCTCGGACACGGCCGCGTTCTCCGCCGACTGGTTGTCGACCGAGGTGCCCGTGGTGACCTTGCCGAGCGACACGGTCATGCCGACCTCGGGGAGGTCGTGGTGACGCGTCACGTCCGCGAACGGACGGCCGGCGCGCGCGAGGGGCGCGAACTGGTCGACGAGGTACTGGGGGATCACGAGGCCCGAGAAGGCGCTGGTGCCGGCTGCGCGCTCGATGAGCCCGCCGCGCTCGACGCGCTCCTCCTGCATGTGGCGGGAGAGACGGTCGCGCGCCTCGATGTCGCCGAAGAGGAACTGACGGGCGACGTCGGTGGCGAAGTTCACGCCGCGCTTGTCGGTCTCGGGGGCGTACGTGCGCGCCTCCGAGGTGACGCGAGCAGCGGGGACCGGGGCGCTGGTGCGCTGGGTGCGCTGGGCGTCCTCGGTGGCGCGCGCGTCGGCGGCCTGCTCCGAACGGAACGTGGCGATCTCGGCGTCGAGCGCCTCGATCTGGGAGCGCAGCGAACCGCGCTCCTCGGCGATCGCGAGGCCGCGGGCGTCCTCGGTCTCCGTGAGCGCGCGCGCGCCGTCGGCAGCAGCGGCGTCGAGGATCGACTGACCCTCGGAGCCGAGCGCCTCGCGGCGGGCGTTGAGCGCCTCGCGACGCGCGGTGCGCGATGCGATGAGCGATGCGAAGTCCACGATGGACTCCTTCCTGCGACAGGGTGTGTCGCGTTGGGGGTGTGCGCTGCCTTGCGTTCCGCTCATCTGGCGCCGGCGTCCGTCATCTGCATGGCCGGTTGGTGGCGTGCGCGTGAACCCGTCCCCGGGTGGGGCGGGTGGTCTGGGTTAGTCGGCGAGGCTCGCGCGGAGCGAGGCTGCACCGAACGAGGTGCGGGCCGCGGCCGGGGCGTCCTCGGTCTCGCCGAGGCGAGCCTGCGCGCGCGCGAGCGCCGCGCGGAGCGCGGGACCCTCGAGGCTGTCGATCGCCTCGAACGCCTGCTTCGCCCGGGCGGCGATCGACGTAAACGGGTTGGCGCCGTAGTTCACCGCGGACACGTCGCCGCGGTGCAGGTCGACCTCGAGGATGCGGTACTCGGTGTAGTCCGGTGACCACTGCCCGCGGACGATGCGGAACGCGAACGACATCTGGTCGACGTCGCCGTCGTTGATCGCGTGCACGAGGTCGCGCACGTCGGTGCGCTCCGGGTTCAGGAACGCCTCGGAGCGCAGCCCCTGGTCGTCGGCGGACAGCAGGAGCGTGCCGGCCTTCGTGCGGGCCATCGTCATGCCCTTGTGATTCAGAAGGAACGCGACGTCGGGCTCGGCGGCGAGGGTCGCCTCGAACGCGCCGCGGTCGACGACCTCGTCGTACGGGCCCCATAAGTCGTACATCTCGTACGTCTCCTCGACCGTCGAGGCGTAGCCCTCGAGGTGGTAGAAGCTCTTGCCGTCCCGCTCGACCGTCTTCGCCCGCAGCTGCGCGGAGAACTCCTGGTTCCGGTCCCGGGTCGACGGGACCTGCGTCGGGTCGGCGAGCGCCGCGGCGCGGCGACCGTCGAGGTCCGCTGCGATGAGAGTGTCCATCTCAGTCTCCGATCGTGGTTGCCTTGGGGGCAGGCTGGTTCTTCGGGAACAGGACGTCGAACTCGGCGATCTGCTCGGGGGTGAAGGGCTCGCGGTTGATGACCTCGCGCGCCTCAGACGGTGCGAGGATGCGGTCCTTCACCTGCTGCCCGAGGGTGCGGGCCACCGTCTCGGGGTCCATGCGGAGCAGCGCGTCGGTGTTGAGCTTCACGAACCGGGGTTGCGCGGTCCACTTCGACAGGGCGACCTCGCGGCGGATGATCGGCGCCCCGAGGTTCTGCACGAGGAACTGGAGGTTCCGCTGCGTGATGTTCGCGTACGTGATCGACGAGCCCGACACGCGGGCGTCGATCAGGTCAGCGGGAACACCGAAGAACCGGCAGATGTCGATGTCGGTGACCGACATGGTCTCGATGAACGACGCCTGCGCGGACTGCGCGTCGATGACCTTGTACTCCCAGTCGACGCCCGCGACGAACACGTCACCGTTCTCGATCGCGAGCCTGTACCGATCCTTGATCTCCTGCGATTCCTTCGGCGGGACCACCGACTTGCCGTACTTCAGCATGCCAGTGGGGACGGAGCCGCCGGCGAACCAGGCTGTCGCGAAGTCCTGCGCGGACCCGAACTGCGCCAGCGTCATCGCCGCGTACGCGACGGGCGACAGCCCGACCGCGATGCCGGGCGACGTGTACTGCCGCTCGTGCCAGACCTGCTCCCGCTCGACTTTCTTCCCGTCGTACAGGTACTCGATCTCGCCCTTCACCGAGCGGACGGTGACCGTCTCCCGGGGGACGAGGTCGATCCGCCGGGGAAGCCCGGCGCCGTCCTTCTCGGTGATGAGGCCGAACGTATTGCCGACCGTGTCGAGGTCGATCTGCGAGGAGTACATCCACTCGGTGATGTGGATGTCCTCGCCGCCCGGGTTCTTCAGCACCGGAGGCTTCGGGACCTCTACCTGCGTGTTCCCGACCTTCCGGTACACGTCGATCGGGAGCGTCGAGATCAGGTCGGCGCGGAGACGGGTGCAGCCCCAGACCGCGGAGTGCGCGAGCTCGGAACGCTTACGCGGCCCGCGACGCCCACCGAGCCCCCGACTGTTGGGGATCAGGTCCGAGTCGACGGAGCGCGCCTGGCGGGGGAAGAGGATGCTCATCGGCGAACCCCTCCCGGACGATTGATGTAGGACACGGCGATCAGACCAGCGCCGGCGAAGATGAACGCGGCCGGTACGAAGATCAGCGCGAGTCCCGTGGTGAAC